GTTGAACAACTGATGAATCCGTTCATGCGTACCCCGTATGGACCTATGAAAACAGAAGAAAATGAGATGAGAATGATAAAGAATAGAGTGAACAAACAAAGGCAGAATGAACTTCCAAGTCCGAAAGTTCAAGGGTATGCAGAGGAATTTACCAATTTATTAATTCCTGATCATATGGCGCACAAAGGAACACCAGCAACTCTTGATGAAGTGTTGGCGAAACAGAACAGACCTACCCAACGTGCACAATATGAACAGTCTAAAAATGATCCTTTTCCAAGCGGAAAACATGCATCAAGCTTTATGAAGGCGGAAACTTACGAATCAGCAAAAGATCCTCGTAACATAACCACCGTTCCAGCTAATATCAAAACACAATACTCAACCTACACATATACACTCTGCTCGTTCCTGAAAACATGCCTATGGTACGCATTCGGGCACGCACCTTCATGCATATCTGACATCATCGTTGATATCATTTCATCATGTGAAGCTAAGGCTTCTGATGCTTATGGATCGGATGGCAGCAGATGGGATGGCCATTATTCCGCAGCTTTACGCTACTTGGAAAGAATTATTTTGTTACGATTCTTTTCACCGGAGTATTGGTCAGACATCATCAAATGCCATCGTAAGATGTACGGTGCATCTGGTACAACTAGTACGGGAGTTAAGTATAAATCAGGTTGGTCAAGGCTTTCAGGTGAACCAGCTACCTCATTGTTCAACAGCGTATCCAATAAATTTATTGCATACATTGCTGCGCGCGAGAGCGGCATGTCACCCGAAGAAGCATTCAATTTACCAGGCATCTATGGGGGTGATGACGGCCTAACGGCTGGATTCATGTTTACTGAAGAAGAATTAGTCAAAGCAGCAGCCATGGTAGGTCAATCATATACATCCGAGGTATTTAAACGTGGCAGCACGGTTGAATTCCTTGCACGTGTTTACACACCTGATGTATGGAATGGTCGCCCAGATTCTGTTTGCCAGATCGTAAGATCATGCGGCCAATTCATCATCACCAGTAAGATATCCATGGAACCGATTGAAAAATTGTATTTGAAAGCAGCATCATATATGCTAACTGACAAAAACACACCAGTTATTGGTCCTTTGGTTAGGAAGATAACGGAACTTATTGGCTATGATCCGAAACGTCCAAGATGGGTCAAAGAAATAAGTTCATGGTGGTCACAATTTGATTCTGAAGTGCAATTCCAGAATGACGTATCCCATGTGGATATGTACCTCATGGGTTTGCCAGAAGATTTTAATTATGATGGATTTTTGGATTATCTCGATAAAGCCACAAGCATTAACGAGATACTAAACATACCGATGTTCCGCGAGGAAATCCCACCTATACTTGTAAACATGTTAGCGGATGGCCTGGAATCAGTTTTTACTGATGACCTGGCCGAAACAATTCCCGTGATAGCCGAAAATGAAACAGATTTGGAGAAATTAGAAGTCATCATGGTTGATCGGGATCTCAGATATCATGTTACTAAGCTTTGCAAATCAGCGAAAGCGCATCACCCAATTCTAGTTGAAGGCTCTTATCTTGCCAGATGGCAAGGCCAGAGTTTCAAACAAAATGACTGGTACCTAGAACCTGATCTCTTACCCACTGTAGGTGAAACGCCAGTATATCTGGTTGACGCCTATGAACACCGCTCGAGAGGTTCGGCGAAACTGGCTTCATTAATTTTGAACCATGCCATCGCAAAAGAACCGTTCTATGTTCTTTTTACAGAAGAACACGGGCCGAATGTGGATGGGAGGCAGAAACTCTTCGATCATGTCAATGAACTAGAGCTAGAATCAGGTG